TACTTAGGGTTCATACGGAGTCTGCAAAACTCCTCATGGATGCTCACAAAGAAATTGAGAGATTAAAAGCGCTCCTTGAAATTGATGGCAGTTTCATCTGAACAAGAAGACTCATGGGCTAAAGAAAAATTAGCTCATCAACAAGTCATTCGTTATGAGTTGCGCCGAGCGCTGACTTGCACAAATGACAAAGCTAAAATTTTTCTTGCAAAAGAATGGAAAAAAAAATACAGTCAAACTCGGTACGACGAACTGATACGCTGTGCCAAAAACAGAGACACTTGTGAAGCAATAGCAAATTGGCAATTAGGGGATAACGATGACTATGACAGCCGCGGTCGTGACCGTGACCACAAACCGAGCAGAACTGGAAGACTGCGTTAAATCAATTCAATTGCAGACCTTCCCGGTTCAACATTACATTCTTGTTGATGCAGTCGTGCCCTACATCAACTTTAGGCAAATGTTTGACAAGTACGCCAGTGAGCGCACCCACCTTTGTTATTGGGACGGCTACATTGGAGGAAACGGCTTAGACGGCAGACGTTGGCTTGCCGCCGCGCCCCACCTCATCAACGAAGACGTCACCTTCTTTTGCAATGATGACGATTGGTTTGACGCAGACCATGTCGAATCCATCATGCACAAAATAGACCTTGGCGTTGACTGGGCGTACTCTCTTAGAAGCGTCCACGACAAAGACGGCAACTACCTATTCAACGACAGATGCGAGGCGCTTGGCGACCTCCACAAACCTTGGAACTTAATGGACAACGACAACACCAACTTTGTGGACTGGTGTATGTGGGGCATGAAGACCGAGTGCTTAAAGAAAATAGCCATTGTCCTTGGTCAAAACAAATGGGGCGTAGACAGAGAGTTTTATCATGTGGCTAAACAACTCTTTCCCAACTACTGCTCAACCAAAGAACACACTTTCAACTTTCGACTTGGCGGCAATGAACAATCCGTCACCAAAGAATTTTTTGAGCAAGGTCACAAATTCATGCAAGAAAAATACGGGGCAGTCATGCCTTGGGAAAAATAAACAAGGAACAATTGATGAACACAAAAAGATGGGTAAAACACAATCAAAAGGGTCAACCTTGCTGGAAAGGTTTGACGTTAACAGATTGGTTTCCCTCTCACATCAAACCAGTCAGAAACGGTTTATACATCATTGGTTCGGAATCCTTGGCTGTGATGTCAACTTGGAACGGCAAAGAGTGGATACGCGGCAACGGCACCCCTTTGCCATCACAAGATATTTGTTGGCGCGGCGTATATCATGAAATTTAATCTTAAACAGTTTTACGCATTTTGCGCTCAACTCAAGATTGAAACCAAAGAGGAAGGTCTAAAGAACATGGACCGCCTCCTTGGAACGCAAACTTATGTAATGGACGAAATATCCAAAGGCTTGGAAGAAGATGTCCATTTTTTTGTTATCTTAAAAGGACGTCAACTTGGAATTACAACCATCTCTCTTGCGCTCGACCTCTACTGGCACTTTATCCACAACGGACTTCAAGGAACACTCACTACAGACACCGAAGAAAACCGAGATATGTTTCGCTCCACCCTTGCCATGTATATGGACGGTTTGCCTAAAGAATACAAAATCCCTCTCGTCGCACACAACCGTAACCAGCTTTCTCTCAAAAACAGAAGCCGCCTCTTTTATCAAGTTGCTGGACTCAGAGCTAAAGGTAGTCTGGGTCGCGGTAAGGCAATTACCTACCTACACGGCACTGAAACAAGTTCTTGGGGTGACGAAGAAGGCTTGGCTTCACTCTTAGCCTCACTCGCTGAATCTAACCCCAACCGTCTCTACATCTTTGAATCCACAGCTCGCGGATTTAATATGTTCCACGATATGTACGTCACCGCCAAAAGAGCGCGTACTCAACGCGCCATTTTCTGCGGATGGTGGAGAAATGAGTTCTACTCGGCAGACGCAAGCACCGATGTCTACAAAACTTACTGGGATGGACGCCTCACACCTGAAGAAAAAGAATGGACCAAAGATATTAAAAAACTTTACAACTTTGAAATCAATTCAAGGCAAATGGCTTGGTGGCGCTGGAAACTTGCTGAAGGCATTAAAGATGAATCTCTTATGTATCAAGAGTTTCCGCCCACAGAAGACTATGCTTTTGTAATGTCAGGTTTGTCATTTTTCTCAAACGCGAGGTGTACCGATGCCGCCAAAATCGCCAAAAAGATTGTCCCAGACTACTACCGATACGTCTTTGGAGCCAACTTCCAAGACACCGATGTTGTTCGTTCCAAAGAAAAAATGGCAACACTTAAAATCTTTGAAGAACCCATCGACACCGCTTATTACACAATTGGCGCTGATCCAGCATACGGCTCGTCAGACTGGGCAGACCGATTTTGTATTCAAGTATGTCGTTGCTACTCTGATGGCATGGAACAAGTAGCCGTCTTTGCAACCTCTGAAATGAACGTCTTTCAATTTGCTTGGGTTATTGCTCACCTAGCTGGTGCTTACAAAAACTCAACCCTTAACCTCGAAATCAATGGTCCCGGTCAAGCGGTACTTAACGAACTTAAAAACTTGCGCCGTCAAGCCGCGGCAATGGCGGGTAATGTCGGCAAGCAATTGATGGATGTATACGGCTCCATGTCCAATTACATTTGGAGGCGCAACGACAACATGAGCGGTTTATCCGGCTCAATTGGATGGGCAACCACCCAAGCCACCAAAGAACGGATGCTTACCTATACCAAAGACCTTTTTGAACGCGGTATGTTAGACGTCTATGACATGGACACCTTAGAGGAAATGAAAACCATCACTCGTGAAGGCTCTAGTATTCAAGCCTCCGGCAGAAACAAAGACGATAGAGTTATTGCTCTTGCCCTTGCAAGCGCCGCATACGCCGAACAAGTTCAACCCCGGCTTATTGCGTCTAAGTTAACCAAAGCAATATCTCGTAAACAAGAAGATAAAACGCCTGAACAAATTGCTGTTGGCAAAAATGTTTCTAATTACCTTAAACAAATTGGCATTTATGGTGGACCAACCAATCCCTAGACGTCAAATGATGGTTTTAATGCGTCGATTCTTGAAAGATAAGAACCGAGGCATTAGCATTGCTCTTTTTGCAGACCTTTGCGGAATCAGCGTATCTACACTTCGTGATGTTTTTCTTTATCACACCGAGCCACTTAGCGAATTTATACAACGCAGAGTACACAAAGGTTATCAACTTTGGGCTAATGGAGAAGTAAAAATCATGCAAAACCAAAACAACACCAAGTTTATAGACTTTCACAACCGTCCAAAACCCATGCTTAAGCGTTCTATGGGGTTAAAAATGGTGAATGGACAAATTAAAATGCAAATTGGATTAAAAAATAAAGCCGATTACAGTCAAGAATCATTAGATGAGCAACTTAAAAGGGGATAAAAATGGCAGTTTTAAAAGACTACAAGTGTGACAAGCATGGGTATTTTGAATCAAGAGCACCCAAATGCCCTATGAAAGGGTGCGAATCAGAGGTTATGGTGGTGTTTTTACAAGCTCCGGGGCTAAAATCAGATAAAACCAAAGCCACAGACAAGAATGCCAAACAATTGGCTATGGACTTTGGTATGACCAACATCAAAACAGCCCGTGAAGGCGAGAATCAATCTGGTTACTTTACCCGCAACAACGCAAATACCCCTGAACCACAGCGTGAAGGTAGACCGGGAGATGCGGCGATTTGGGGAGGTCAAGGCGGAATGAACATGGGCAGTATCTTAAAAGGCAATATGTTCAAGTCGGTTGCAGGAGAACAAGTAGGAATTAACCCAAAAGAAGCAGGAAACTTGACAGGACCGCGCACGGCGAGTTATATTCCAGATCATCAAAATCTTTCTATCCCTAAAGACATACTACCGTCCAAATGAAAATACCATCAGACGCTCTACACAGAGAATGGTTTTATAAAGACCTGATTCTTAAGTGTCAAGTGTCTTTGGAAGAAAGAAAGTCGGATTACTCGTCTCTTAGAAGTTGGTTTCTCTTTGGCAACGGACCCAATGATGCACCGGCTTTGTTTAACAAAATTTTTCCCCATATAGACCAACTAACCAGTTTTTTGTATTCCGCAGAAACAACTAGGTTTTCAATCAATTTAGGCGCCGGTGTTCATCACACCGAACAAATTAAAATTCCTAAGTTGACCAGTTCATTGAACGATGAATGGCTCAATTCAAATGCAGATCAAGTGTTTTCATCCGCTCTTAACTGGGCGCTTGTCTACAACACCAGCTATATCAAGCTCGTCATGCGCGGTGGCATTCACCCCTATATGGTCGAACCAGCCACGATGGGAGTGCTGAGAGAAGACGCTCCCTACACCGACAGACAAGAAGCCATTGTTCAAACTTACTACATCACTAAGTCGGAACTTTACAACCGCCTTTACTCGCACCCCAAGCGCGAAGAAATAGTCAAGCGGGTTTCAAGCGCTGTGCATACACGCTCAGAAGACATCCCAGACGGCGTAGAACAAATTATTATGTCTTCCACCAATCCACAGCTCTACGGAAATGTGGATATTAATCTCTCCGGCTACAACAGATACAAAGCCAGAGTTGCCGAAGATACCGTTAAGATGTATGAACTTTGGGTTTGGAATGACGCTACCCGTGACTATCAAATGGTCACTATGGCAGACCCAGATGTGGTCATTTACGACCGCACCGGAGAAAGCGTTTTTCTAAAAGGTGAACTACCTTTTATTCAGATTTGTCCTAACCCTCAGTACGACTATTACTGGGGACAATCTGAAGTTCAAAGACTTGTACAACTGCAAGAACTTAGAAATTCTCGCATGGCAGAAATTCAAGATTTGCTATCTAAACAAGTCAATCCGCCAACTGCTTTGTCTGGCTTTACCGGCATTTTGGATGAGAAAAACTTTGCGCTAAACCGAGCCGGTGGACTTTTAATGTCCGATATGCCTAACGCCAAAGTAGATCGCCTTGCTCCCAATATGCCGTCAGAACTTTTTGAAGTCATCAAAGAAGTAGACGCTATGTTTGAGGAAGCCTCAGGCATTTCAGCTATTTTGTCTGGTCGCGGTGAACAAGGTGTGCGCTCGGCAGGACACGCCTCACAACTGGCTCGCCTTGGTTCTTCAAGAGCTAAAAAACGCGCTCTGGTGGTTGAAGATAGTTTAGAAAAAGTGGCAACACTTTATTTGCGTCTGATGCAAGCCTATGACAAAACACATCTTACAGATCAAGACGGCAATCAATTTATTGCTGAACAGTTCACCAAAGATTACACGGTCAAAGTGGACGCTCACTCTAATTCACCAATATTTACAGAAGATTTGCGTCAATTGGCGTTTAATCTTTTCAAAGCCCAAGCCATTGACAAAGAATCATTGCTTGACTTGCTTGAACCACCTATGAAACAATTGCTTATCGAAAAACTTAAAAAGCGTGAGGCGATGCAACCACAACAACAACAAGCCGCTCCTCAGTCTCCAAAAGAAAAGAAAGCAGATTTGAAAGCGGTGCAATAATGGCAACATCAAAAAGTTACACAACTCCAAAAGCAGATCAGCCTAGAGTAAGCACAGAATCTTTAAGGGCGATGTCCAAACCAGCGTCCATTCAGTACAGAAACACAGGAACTCCCAATTTGGGCGTTCAAAGAACAACAAGAACAGCAAGAGACACGGTTAGGTTGTAAAAGTTTTTCTGAGAAGAAAAAGGGGTGTGGCTTCCTTCCCCAACCAAAGGTCGCCGCCTTCAACCATGGAGAAGACTATGCGTAAAGCTCGTAAAGGTCGTAAGAGCCGCAAGTAATCTTGGAGGGCTTGCCCTCTAAGGTTATTTGGCTTGACCAAAACCAAGTTCCTTTGGGGAGGCGGGAATCAAAATTTGCCTCCCCACCTAAGTAGTGTTATAGTTCGGTTCAATTGATTTGTGTTTAACAATTGAGGAAATTTATGAGCGTTCCACCAGACAGAATGATGGATTTAATTAAAAGCCAACGCGGTTCGGATACCGCTTTGCCTGCAAGTTCTTCTGCTCCTCCTGCTGATACTGGAACACTTTCCGGTGCAGAAACACCGCCAATGGCTTCACCCATGACTACGCCTGAACCCAAAATGGGAAATAAAGAAGGCGCAATGGTAAATCTTTCAATGGCTATGGATTTAATTGAACAAGCTCTGCCTAGCCTTGGTTCGGAATCTGATGAAGGACAAAAAGCGCTCGCCGCTATTCGTTCACTCACAGCCGTTCTTGGTCCTAAGAAAAACAAAACAAAAGAACTTCAGCAGTCTGAAATTATTCAGATGCTACAAAATTTGCCCCAAGCTGGAGGCGCTACGCCAGAAGGTCGGGCAATGTCTCAAGCTCCGGCGGTTCCCAATTTGCCACCGATGCCGGGTGCTGGTATGCCTCCCGGTATGCCTCCTGCCGGTGGCGCAACTCCTCCTCCAATGTAAAAAGGAAACATCATGGATTTATTTAAGCCACGCGCCGCGGGCGCACCTAGAAACCCAATCACTGACAACCAACAAAATGGCGTTGTTACCAACACGCCACGCTTTGCTCACTTAGGTGGACTTAGCAATGCGTCCAAAGCCGGACCAAAAAACAAAATGCACGTTGAAAAACCCGGTGATGGAAAAAGAGTAATTTAATAACAACAGGGGATATGTATGAATAGTTTAGAAGATTTATCGTTTGAACAACGGGATGAGCTTGCTTTGTTGGTTAAAAAAATGTCGGATGACCCGAAAATTCGTCCTAAATTTTTAGGATTGGTTAGGGAAATTAATCCTGATATGCCAATACCAGAACTCGATATTGAAGCAAAAACCAATAACGCAGTGCTACGCGCAGAACAAAGAGTCAATGAACTTGAAAACAAATTGCGCGAAAAAGACGCGGTTCAAGATTTAGAAGCTCGGCGCAACCGTTTGATTAAACGGGGATTATCTGAGCAAGACATACCTGAAGTAGAAAAAATTATGATTGATAAAGGAATTACCAATCATGAAGCCGCCGCAGATTATTGGGAATGGATGCGTCAAGCCGCAACACCAACATCTGCAACTGGTGGTTATCAGCCGAATCCACTTGCCAAGTTCAACCTTAAACCATTTTGGAAGAACCATGTCACCGCGGCAAGGGATGAAGCATCAAGAGCCTTGACGGACTTACGCAAAGGAAATGTAAGACCTATTGGATTTTAAATTAGGGGATATTTTTTTTCGGAGATAAATTATGCCTATTGGTGGCGGTATTATTCCGGCAACGGGTAGTTCGCAATATACCGAGCTGACTTACGTCACTCGTAGAGCGTTCATCCCCAAGCTGGTTGTTCAACTTTATAACAGTACGCCTTTACTTGCGGCGTTGATTGCAAACAGTCAACAAGCCTCAGGTGGTGTATCTTCAGTAACAGTTCCAGTGCAAGGTTCGCAATTTGTGAACGCCCAGTGGTCGGATTATTCTGGTTCATTTAACCAGCCAGCCGTCCAACAAGGTGCTTACAATGCTGAATTTGATCTGAAACTAATGATTGCTCCAGTGCCGTTTCTCGGTATGGAGGGCGCGGTACAGCAAGACGCCGCTATTATTCCATTAATTGAAGCTCGTATGAATGACGCCACAAACGTCATGATGGATGCGATGGCTACTGCGTTGTATAACAATACAACCAATACCCAACAATTTATTGGATTACCAGCCGCTGTCTCTTCGTCTGGCACCTATGGAAATATTTCTCGTTCAACTTATCAATGGTGGGGCTCAACTCAGTACGCCGCTGGTAACGTTAACCCAACAAGACAAAACATTCTTCAGTACATTTCTGGTACCGTAAAACGTGGCGCTGAAGTGCCTACTTTTGGTATTTGCGGATTTGGAACTTGGACGCTTTTGGCGCAAGACTTTGTGGGTCAAGAGCAGTATGTTATTACACCCGGAAACGGATTTGATGGTGATGGCAACGGTCCTCAAGCGGCATTCCGCGCTTTGATGGTTGCTGGTGTGCCTATCTATCCAGACCCTTATTGTCCTGAAGGTATTGTTTATTTCCTTAACATGAATTATCTATCGCTCTACATCCATGAGCAAGGTTCGTTTGTGTTTACAGGATTTGAATCAACACTGCCTAACTGGCAAATTGGTTATGTGGGCGCTGTGCTTATGATTGCGGAATTGGTATCTACCAAGCCCAAGACCATGACTCAGGTGACGGGTTACAACTCTATTTCACTATAAGGAAGTAAATTATGTCACTTTCACCCAATAAAATTTTATTAGCCAATGCGGCAACCAACACTGCTGGTGCATATTTTGAAGCATCTAACATTACTGCAACAACCGCTGGTGTCACCGTTCCGGTAGGCTTTTACCAGTTGTTGCCAACAGCTAACGTGGTTATTCAATTTAACAGTTCAAACAACTTGTCCGCGGCAACGTGGACCAATGTTGTAGCGAACAACACAGCAGGAATTGTTTGGTCTGATGGCTCTAATGTTCAAGCATTGTCTTTAGGTGGCAACGTCACTGTAACGCTGTATGGCGTGAATAGTGGTTATGCTGTCTCAGGTACATTTGTTGGACCAACCTAAGGAGTAACACATGGCTAGTCCAGATTCAGTCAGTCAGTATTACCTTGACAGTTTTGGATATGGTCGTGTGGCTGTTATTCAGGCTACTCAACTCAATACATCAGGAAATGCGTCTATTGCAATTCCCATTTTGAGTGGTGGCTTGACTAAGGGCGGAGCAACAGTTAACTCAGGCGGAATCATAATCAGAAGAATTACTCTGCAAAATCCGTCTGGTAACTTATCAAGTGCTTATGTGTCTATTGGAACAACCAACGACGGTGCAAACCTTGTTGTTGCAAATGCCCAAGTGACACTAACAGGAACTGGTTTGTACCAAGATTTGACAATTGCTTCACCTTATAACGGCAACACGGTTGTATCAGGTGCGGTTACTTCTGCTTTATATGTAAACATCAACACGGTGTCTGGCAACTCCAACACTTGTGATATTCGCGTATACGGAGACGTTGTAACGTTTTAATTTGTTTTGATAGGGGATAATTATGTTTGTAACAAATAATTGGGAAAAACCCATAGTGTTTGACTACGCCTTTCAGGTGTACACCTTTCCGGTCAATCAAACAGTGGAGGCTCCTGATGATGCTGTTAATCACATATTTGGTTATCACGACAAAGACAAAGAGCCGTACTTGACGCGCCTTGGTCTTATCAAAACAAAAAATGACTTGCCTCAAGGCATGGAGATTTTAGAGAAAATTCAAATTTCTTTAGAACCTCCAAAACAGAATCACTCGTTATCCCCGGTGATGGAAAGAGTACCCCTTCCTTCCTCAAAGAGGGCGGGGGGAAATGTCCACGCATAAGATGGAAGGTCAATGGCTCAAACTCTCTCGGGTTATCTTTATCAAGTTAGAAATTTATTGCATGATGCAAATGCAAATTTCTACACCAACCAACAGCTAATTGACAACATCAATTCGGCTCGGGAAAGAGTTGTCCGAGATACTGGATGCTTAAGAACTGTTCAAGTTTCGCAAGCCCCATGTACCCCAGTCCCCGGTGGTGCATATCCATATAATTGGGTTGCAAACCAAGCTGTCAACCTTGGTGATTATGTTTTTTCAAATATATTTATTTACCAAGTTACGACTGCTGGTACTTTAGGCTCAACGCCGCCTGCCTACCCTAGTGGCTCGTCCACCATCTATCAGAATTACCCACCCAGTACGCCCTTTCAAAATGGTTCGGCGTATTTGCAGTATGTGGCTCCTTGTGAGCAAATTCAGTTTTCTTGCCTGCCTCAAGGTTTGCAAACGCTGGATGTTTTAAATATCAATTTGTACTGGGGAAATACCCGCGTTCCCATGCGCTATTTGCCTTGGACCCAGTTCAATGCACAGTTGCGTTTTTGGCAAAACTATATTGGAAGACCTATTTGTTTTTCTGTGTATGGTCAGCAAACAATTTACATTTCTCCAGTTCCAGATCAGGTTTACACCATCGAAGTAGATACCGTAATATTGCCAACAGCTTTGGTAAACCTTAATGATGTAGACTCTATCAACGACCCATATTACTCACCCGTACAGTTTTACGCGGCGTATCTTGCAAAATACTACGAGCAATCTTTTGGCGAAGCCGAAATATACAAACAAGAATACACCAAGCATATGCAATCTGTACTGGCAACTACATTTACTAGGAGGATGCCAGACCCTTATTCGAGTTTATTCTAAATGGCATCCGCAGAACAAAAAAAATCATACAAGGTTGTTAAGCAATTTAAAGGCGTTAACACCAAGGCAAACCGCACCGCCATAGAAGAAACTGAGTTTTCATGGCTAGAAAATGCCATGCCTATTGGTTTTGGCAACCTTAAAATTACGCCTACATATACCAATTTAGGAGTAACTTTTGCTAACACCGTTATTTATTTAGCGTCGGTTAATCTTAATTTAACAGATTATTTGTTGGCTTTTGAAATAGATGGTCGTTGTGAATACGTAAATATTGAAAATTTAACCAAAGGCAATGTTGCCCCAGCCGGAACTTTTAGCACCACAGGAAATATTAACGTCAGTCAGTGGAAAAACACCGAAGCCTTAATCAGTGACCCCAACAAAGGTTACTTTACATGGGATACCACCAATTTAATATTTGTGGGTTCGGTCAACGCCATAGGAATTACAAACCAAGGTTCTGGTTACAGCTCTGCTCCTAATGTTATTATTTCTGCGCCTAACAATGCAAATGGCATACAAGCCACAGCAGTAGCAACCATTACAACTGGAGCTGGAACGCTAATTTCAACCAACATTACCAACATTGGCTCTGGTTATACATCGGTGCCGTCCGTCTCGGTCAGCGGTGGTGGAGGCTCAGGCGCAACTATTTCTGCGGGTATTCAAAACGGAAACGTGGTTGTACTAACGGTTACCAATCCCGGCTCAGGGTATACCAGCGCCCCAACCATTACAATTTCTGCGCCACCAAGCGGAACAACGGCAACAGCTACTGGAGTTGTAGATACGGGTTTGGTTACATCAGTTATTCTTACCAACGCTGGTTCAGGATACAACACTGCGCCCACAATAAGTTTTTCTGGTGGCGGAGGAAGTGGGGCGTCCGCAGTTGCTGGATATACAACATTTGCAACTGGCACGGTTTATGTGCAAATCAATACTGGTGGAGCAGGATATACAAATGCCGCTAATACTGTTGTTACGATTACAGGAGGCGGAGGAACCAGTGCGGCGGGTACAGCTATTATTTCTGGAGGTATTGTTACTGAAGTAGTAATGACAAACCCCGGCTCTGGTTATACCACAGCGCCCACAGTTACCATTACTGGGGGAGGAGCAACTACCAATGCAACCGCTACGGCAATTGTGAGTACATCTCAAAACGTGGGCATTGCATCATTTTCTGGTCGTGTTTGGATTGCCCAAGGGAGAACGGTTTACTATTCAGCCGCCGGGTCTTATTCAGACTTTATTTCTGTGTCCGCAGGAAATGTCAATATTTCAGACTCTACTTTGCACGGCAACATTCAACAACTGCTTTCTGCAAATAACTTTTTATACATTTTTGGTGACGACTCCATCAATGTATTTTCAGATGTTAGAGTAACTTCTACTGGTTCTACAATTTTTACCAACACCAACGTATCTGCCTCTGTTGGCACAAAATTGCCTTATGCAATTTTTCCGTATTTTAGGTCGGTGTTGTTCATGAACAATTACGGAATTTATGCACTGGTTGGCTCAACCACATCAAAAATTAGTGACCCTCTTGATGGCATTTTTACCAATATTGAATTTGCAACCCACGCTGTTTACGGTGGTCAAGTTCTTATTAACAATATTTTATGCGCCGCATTTAATTTTTATTATCAAGGCGGTCAAGGAACTAGCACCTCTAATCGTTATATACAAGCAGTATTTTTTGAAAAGAAATGGTTTTTTACCAGCGCTATTAATAATTTGCAATACATAGTTTCTGCGCCAGTTGGAGGAAAAGTAAATTTATATGGCACAGACGGAACAACTTTGTATCAACTTTATTCAAACACATCTAATGCTATATCGAGTTATGTTCAAACTGCTTTGATGGATATGGGTGACCCCATTAGAACTAAGCAAGCAACAAAATTTGGAATTGAAGCAACTGGCGCGGCTGGTGCGCCTTTAACTGTAACGGTTGATTCTGAATATGGTTCAAGCCCTGTTGTAACTTTAATAGATGAAGCAACATGGATAAACAATTATGGAACTATTATTCCTTGGACAAACAATTCTGGAAATCAAATTGCTTGGACAGATACGGTTGGATATTTTTTATATAAAAATGATGCTAGACAATATGGTAAATATTTGGGTTTAACATTAACATCAAACACTGCTGGATTTATTGTTAATACTTTTGAATTTGAACACGAATTAAGGGTAAGGTTTTAAAATGAGTACCGTTCCATTTCCAAGTTTTGCAACATCAACAATTCCAATTCCTTTGTCTGAATTAGACGCAAATTTTGCAACTATCAATACAGGTTCATATTCAGTAGTTGCAAGTAGTAATTTAAGCAATCCCGTTTTTACAGTTCCAACTTATGTTACTGGAAACAATAGTTTAAAAGTATATGTGGACGGAGTAAAACAAATTGTAAATTCTGCTTATACTGAAACCAATTCAACCACTGTAACTTTTGCAAGCTCACTTCATCCTACGGCAGTTGTTGAATTTACAGGATAAATTATGTTAAAAACTGTACAACTTATTAATACAAGTGCTTTTGGAAATGGAACTGTAACGCAAGTACAGGGTAATGGTACTGTCAACGGTATTACGCTTACAGGTAACGTCACAACGTCTGGTAACCTCACGCTAGGCGGTACTCTTTCTGGTGTTACTAACGCACAGTTACAAAACAGTGCAATCACAATTGCAGGAACGTCTGTACCTTTAGGCGGTTATATATCCACTATACCTGTAGCTAACGTTGCAGGAGCAGTACCAAATACCACTTACATTATTGCAGGGTCTGGATTAACTGGGGGTGGAGCACTAACGGGTAACGTAACGCTTACCGCAACCAACACCAACAGTGGTACTGTTACACAAGTTCAAGGTAACGGAACTGTTAACGGGATAACACTTACTGGAAACGTAACATCTAGTGGAAATATCACATTAGGTGGAACACTAGGCAGTATTGCAAATAGCCAGTTATCTAATAGCTCAGTAACTATTGGAAATACTTCTGTTTCTTTAGGAAACACTGTTATTTCTTTTGGTAATGTTACATTAACCAATGCAACAATTTCTTCTTTATCTACGGCAATTACAACAACAGAAGGAGGCACAGGTTTAACAAGTTACACAGCAGGAGATTTGCCTTATTATTCTTCTGGCTCTGCACTATCAAAGCTAGGAATTGGAACAAGTGGCACTGTATTAGAGTCTAATGGCTCTGCACCTACTTGGGTTGCTCAATCTACTTTGTCTGTTGGAACTGCAACTAATGCAACAAATACTGCTATTACAGATAACACAAGCTCTAGTGCTACTTGGTATCCAACAATAGTTTCTGCTACAACTGGAAATTTACCACAGACAACTTCTAGCACCAAACTTAGTTTTGTGCCAAGCACAGGAGTTTTGAGTATTACTGGTGCTAATCTAAGTGGATTAACAGCATCAAGTGCAGTAGCAACAGATAGTAGTAAGAATCTTGTTAATGTGACAAATACTGGGACTGGAAATAATGTACTTAGTGCAAGTCCTACTTTGACAGGAACTGCAAATTTTGCAGGTATTACAGCTACTGGAACTACAAAATCAAGTGTTTTTAACACAGATACTGGTTCAGCTTCTGTTCCAAATGCAACTTGGACAACTGTTTATACTTTTGCAAACATAGGTGCATCACAATGTTATTTGGTTACTGTAAACATTGGATCAACAGGATTAGCTGGTTCAGTAGGTGTAATGGGAATTGTCACTATTGATAATAATTCTTCAAATATGCTTACAAGTTTTGCACCTAGTGGACAAATTATCAGAATGAGTGGTTTGAGTCTCCAAACTTACCAAACAACAGGTGGTACACAAACTGGTTATGCTTACACAGTAAGGATTGCATAATATGTCAAACACATACACTTGGACAATCTCATCATTAGAAGGATATGAGACATTTCAAAATAACACAAATGTTGTTGCTAATGTAGATTGGATTTGTACAGGAACAAATGGTACAAATACTGCAAAAATTTGTGGAACAACACCTATTATTTACAACTCATCTAATAGTTTTGTGCCTTTTGCATCTTTGACACAAGCACAAATAATTTCTTGGGTACAGTCTGTTTTAGGTGCTAATAAGGTATCAGATATTCAATCAGAGTTAGATTTGATAATTCAAAATGAATTTGCTCCAGCTATGATTAATTTTACTATTCCAACATCATGAACATATTGGGAATATATTAAATGATAACAACAGTAACACTTTCACCTTAAAGGATTATAATGTCACTCACTAAAGTAAGTTATTCAATGATTACTGGTGCACCTTTAAATGTGCTAGATTTTGGCGCAACTGGTAATGGAACAACTGATGATACTGCGTCCATTACTGCCGCACTCACCTATGCTGGCATAAGTGGTGGTGGAAATATATTTTTCCCTGCTGGTACTTATAAAATATCAACTCCACTTGTTTTAATTAATGGTCAATCTTTAATAGGTAACAACAATACTACAATTAATAATGTTTCTACTACACAAGAAGCCATAACTGCTGGACAAGACCCTACAACTTACAATGGAAACATGAGTTACATAAGTGGAATTAACTTCACTGGTAACACAAGTGGAAATAGCAGTTGTCATGGAATATTGATACAAGGTGAAACAGTTTTTATATCAAACTGTACTTTTGGAAATTTCAAAGGTTCAGGCATCAAAGGCAGTTATTGCCAATACACAAGAATTAATAATTGTGGTTTTTACAATAATGGCAGATATGGTATAGAAATAATAAATGCCAATTCAGGTTCATTGTCTAATGACATAGATATTTCAGACATTTACCAAAACATTGGTAATGGTTTGGGTGGCATTTATGCCCAAATGCAACAATGTACTATTAGAAGATGTACATTTACTAATAGTACATCAAATAACTATCAATTAAGTTTAATAGGATATAACAATCTTGTTGAACAATGTACTTTTGAATTAAGTCTATCTGGAATTACAAACCAAACATCTTGTTATGTATTGACACAAAATGATGCACCACAAACATTCTTTAATTGTATTTGGGAATCAAGTACAAATGCTAGAGCAGTTTATATTGATACAAATTCAGCA